CTTAGTCCGTGTAAGGCTTGTCCTACTTGCCCACTTTGTCTTCTAAATATTTTGCCAGGAAATATTGTCATGTCTTGTCCTGGTACTAGCATTGTTTCATCTACATCAAATACTAAATTACCTGCTAGTGCTAAGTTATCTACTGCCATTCTTGCATGACCATTCATAACAGTTTGTGCATCATCCATATTTTCTGGAATACCTACACCAAAAAACTGATAAGGATTTATTTCATATGGACATACCATGTATGGTATTCTATTTGGTGTAAATGGATTTAATACTAATCGTAATATATTACCATTTGATACCCAAGCATTTACAGATACCTCATCTAACTCTGTAGTATCTTCATCTGTAATTTCTAAACCTGCTTCTTCTGCAAGTTGTTTATCTATGTTACCCCAGTATTCTAAAACCTCAAATCTATTTTTATCATAGTCATCTTGGTTTTCTCTATCATATAAAGCAGTTTCATAACTTCTTGTTTCGTAGTTAGGGCCACTTTCTAATAAATCTATAATAGCAGATTTTCTAAAGTAAGGTCTGTTAGATAAATCTCTTAACTGAGAACGATTCATTACATGACGTTGTATTACATAATCTGCATCTTGAATACTTACTGCATCTGGGTCTGGATAAAAATCCCAACAACTTACAGCTTCTACTCTTGGTACAGATTTATCTTGTGGCGTATATACAGATTCTCCTGTATCAAAATCTTTCTGCCACTTATGTAAAGTCTTATCGTATGTAAAAGGCCCTTTTAATATTCCTGTACCAAGTAAACACATTTCAAATAAAACATGTCTTAATACAGTTATAGCTTGGCTTTCATCTAACTGGTCATGGATTAATGTCTCCATGTTTTTAGCAGATTCATCAGCAGGTTCTATCTGAGGCATCTTTGATAAGTCTGGTGCAGGGCCTGGTTTAAATCCTGCCCCTTGATACTTTTTGGCTAATCCATTTAGTATCATACTCTCAGTTGCCCCTGGTGGTACATCCATTCCATCACCAGGAAATCCATAAGGACTTTCTGGTTCTTCCATTTTTTCTTCTGGATTTAGGTGTGCATATTTCTCTGTTCCCTCTGGTACTTCTGTTGGATGTATTCCAATAGGAAATTTACCTTGTGAGAACAATACTTCAATTAGTTGTCCATATGCCGCTAGAACTTTTGTCTTTGTTATCTTAACAAAAACTCTAGACTTCTCAGTGTCTCTAAACGCCATATCAGAACTATAGATTCCTCTATAGTTTCTGTACGCTCTTAACCAACGCTTTTCATCATATAGCCTAGTTGTCTCGGCAGATTTAAGTCTGCCTTCAATAACTTGACCAAGACTAATATAGTCTATCTTTTCATCTTTTAACGATGCAGTTGCGTCAGTTCCAGTTGCACCACCAGAACCTGTTGCTGTATATGCCATTATTTAATTAATAGTCTCTTTCGTCTGCCATTGAAAATACTTTAGCATCAACACCATTCTTTCCTGCTTTTGGATATGCTTTATCCGTGCTATCATAAGCATCTGCAGGTAAAGCTGTTGAAGGCTTTTTTACTCCTACACTTGCTTCTGTTTTTGGAGCAGTATCTGTTGATTGGTCATCGAAACCTTCACCTTGTGAATATTGTTTCATAACCTTTGGGTCAATGTCTTTTCCATTCATATTTTTCATTTTAGTTTTTCCTCCAAATATTTGGTTAACCAAGGATTATCTACAAGAACAGTTGTTGTTGCATTAGCTAATACATTTACAATATGTTCTTCTTTATCTCCCACATCTAATCCCCACTGATATATTATAGCATGTAAAACTTCGTGGAGTAAAGTGTTAACATGAGATATATTATCTTCGTCAGATAATCCTATCAAACCTTCCTTTGATAAAAATTGTCCATGTGCATCAGAAAAATTATTATCAATCTTTTTAAATTCGTAATTCTTATAACCTATCTTTATTGTTTTATGTTTCATTAGTAACCAAAAACAGAATCGCTAGGTCTATATGTTTGACCAGAAGTCATTTTAATATCATTCATTCTAGTCTCAAAAGCTCTTGGATGTGAAGGTCTTGACATACATCCATATCTAAGAGCATCGTAAGCGTGGTCTTCTGCATCTGTATCTACATCTTCTGGGTTGTTTTTGTCAACAGGTAACATTGGTAAAGTTCTAATTAAATTTAAACAATTATTAAATACAAATAAAGATGGTCTTTCTGTATCTTCATTTACTCTTAATCTTTTGTGTAATTCTAATTTTCCATTTACTCTACTACCAGGCGACCTATCAGATGGTCTCCATCTACATCCCTCTTGTATCATAGTCTCTGCAATACTTGGCCCTATATCACCTCGTCTTGCCCATGTAGAAGAATCAAGAACTCCGTATCTTATATACTCTCCTGCTTCGCTATTTAAGACTCTTTGTGCAAAAATATCTGCTGTAATATTCTTCGTATACAATTCTCTATAAATATATAAGTTATTGTCGTAATCAACAGCAAACCATAAGCAACATGCAAAAGAAGAGTAACCCCAGTCACAAGAACGAAACCGCATAAAGTTTCTAGGTATATCAAAAGGTTCGATGACATGTACCTCTCTACTAAACTCTGGAAAGGCCGAACTTTCATATGACTCCCAATCTCCTTCTAAAAACTGTTTCTTTTGTACATCTGGTAATGATGCCAACATTACATAGTAATCATCTGTTTGCATCAAGTATGGATTATCCTGTAGCTTTGCAGGTATAAATCTTCTACTAATTTTTCTACTCCCTGTGGGAGTTTGTATTTCTAAGTAAAACTTTGTGTTTGGCTGTGCAGGGTCAACAAACATTTCTTTAACCCAACCAGAGCCTACGTTACCAGGGTTTCCTGTTGCCCTCATAAAGACGGGAATCTCGGGGTCAACACTTCGCAAAGATGAACGGAGAAAATTATATATATCTGGAGTTGGGTATTGTGGTAATTCATCAATACCTATCCATGTGTATGATTGCCCTTGATAACGTAGTGCGTCTGTCAGATTTTCAGCATAACCAAATTCTATTCTTGCCCCAGATGGAAACCGCCATTCTTTTTCCTGCTCTCTCCACTTTGCTCCAGGATATGCTTTGGAATATAATTGCTGAGAATGATTTATTAAATCTCTTAGCTCTGGCATTGTTCTTCTTATTAACAATGCTCTGTGTGCACTTTTGTGACAATAACGTAATGGGTCTACTAACATTGCGTATGATTTGCCACCGCCTCTTGCTCCACCATAGAATACTTCTCTTTCTGATGATGCAAGAAATTCTGTTTGAGGCCCAGAGTTAGGTTGAAATATTACTTCTCTTTCTTTTAGTGCCTCTTGTATTGAAGGTGTTGCTTCTTCTATTTGCTGTTCATCTATTACAGCTTTGTCACCTTCTAATACGCTATCTAATTCTTTTAGTTTTTCTTTTTTGTTTTCGAGTCTTTTTTCTGCTAAATCAACTTTTTGTTTAGCATCTTCTAGTTTTTGTTTTTCTGCTCGGAGAAGATGTAAAGCGGATTGTCTAGCTTTCTTTTCTGACTCAGAAAGTTTAGGAACTTTTTTAACTCGTTTACGACCTGCAGTTTTTGGCTTTGGTGGTTCTACCATCCTCTTTTCAATACCTTGCGTAATCCCATTCCTGTTATTGGTCTACCAGTTTTATTTGTAACCCAGTCTGCAACTTCTTTGTAGGAACAGTTTTCTAAATATTCTTCTGCCTCTTTCAAAGCATCTAACTGCTCTGGAACAGGTTCTAACATTCTTTCCTCTTCATCGGATACTCTGTATCCAAAAGGAACTGTTCTACTCCGTAGCTTCCTCTTTGGGCGGGAGAATAAAGATTCCATGTGCTACCTTTGCATTTATATCTAGTTTTTCTTTTCTAGCTAAACCTACTCTATCTAGAATTTGTTTAGCCGCTTCTATTCTAATATTTGCTCCTGGAGTTTTTCCATCTTCATCAAGAGCATTTATCAAACCCATTGTTGCTTTTGGACTGTGTACAGCTAACTGTTGTTCAGCCCTTTCTATTATTTCTTCTTTTAAACTTTTTAATACTTTAGGATAAGAGTTTGCAGAATATCCTGCTATCTCTCCTGCCATCTTTGGATTACCTTGTGCTTCACCAAATAAAGCATTAAGAAATTTTTCTTGTTGTTCTGTTAATAAATCGTTTTGTTTTTTAGGAACTAACATTTCTAATCTTTTGTAATTTTTTTTCTGTTTTTTCTTGTAACCACTCTGGTGTTTTTCTAATACCAACCTGGTCTTCTATCTGTCTTTGTCTCATACCTGCTCTTGCTGATTGTAGCATCTGGTCTCTTGCTCCATGTTCTTTTCTATCTATCGTTGCAAGTCTTGGTGCGTTAATCAGCAATTCGATATTCTTATCCTTTAAAGGTTTCTTTCTATCTTTGATTGGAAGATACTCTGTGAATATCTCCCCTGTTAATTTATTTCTGTATTCGTATATTGGCATTATTGATGTTCACAAGTAGAACAATCACATTGTCCACCTAAACATGTTCCACCATTACTACAATGACATTCATGTTCGCATATTCTACATATTGGCATATTACTTCTCTCCTTTTATTAAGTTAAAATATTCTTCTTGGTATGTATTTAAATCTAATATATTTTCTATACTAGAATCTTTTTCACATAATTTTTTATATATATTCTTGTTACTCATCCAACCTCTGCCTGTCCAAAACTCAAAACCATCAAAGCGTGATTTGTACATACTACTTTTTTCATATGAATATGACAAGTAATATTTTTTACATTTGTTTTCAATAGCCCATTTTATTTCAAACAGTGTTGCATAAGTTCCAAGACTTAATTTAGGATTTTTATAGTCCCATGCAAACTGTCCAGTTACGACATGCTTACTTGCAAATACTTTTAATTCTGTAAATGCAACTGGAGCATTTTGATGATAGTAAATAAAATATTTCCAATCAATAGGGTCATCCTTAATAAATATTTCACTATCTTCTTCGTTACCCTTTTCGTAATAATCTTTATGCTTAATATATTTTATGTATATATCAGAAACAATCGCACTTAAATTTTTATCAAGTTTGTCAAAGATTTTTACTGTAATATCTTTTTTATTTAATATCTTTCTTTGCTTTTTACTAAATGTAAATTTAGGTAAAATTAATCTAGACCCTCTAGCATTTATCCAAGTCATTTGATGTAACTTCTTGTAATACCATGATAGGGGTATCCAACCATTATCTAGTGCATAGCCATATTCATCTTCATCAAATGTTGCCAGTGCTAACGAATAAACTAAATCGTAGTTTGTAAGTTTACCCGTTATGTGGTCAAAAAATAGTTTCACTAAGAACGCTCAAACTGAGTCATGTACGAGTCATCAGTTTTAGTGTCCTCTTCTCTAGTATTTTCTACAGTGTAGAAATTTTGGTCTATCTTGTAGCCTGGATTTTTTACCAACCTTTCTTCCATAAAAGCATCATCATACCAAATCGTTCTATTGTTTGGGTATGCAAAAAAGTTACCATCATCCATTCTAAACATGTGTGCACATTTATGTTCTGGGTCTTCACTAAAGTTTGTATCTAACATACCTGCTTTATTTTCCCATGCCCAATCTATTGTGAACATGTATGTGCCTTTTCTTTTAACACCTTTGTAATCTACGAGTTCTGCTCTGCAGTTTGCTAATCTATTTCTTCTTTGAACATCTACATAAGGAGAAAAGCAATCCCAATACTGATGGATATTTAAATTATGTTTCGGTGCATCTTTCTTCCAACAAAAAGCATGGATAGGTCTTCTTGTCCAGTTTACTCCATTGGGTAATAAACATTCAAATAATAATGCTCTTCTTTCTAAACT